GCTGCCAACATGACGCATGTTCGGGAAATGGGTCCGGGTGACAGCGATAGGGTAAGGCTCAATATCCGACGCCCATACAGGGCGTATTCCGTTTCGGATTCCGGCCAGTGGGAAACCGCCAAGACCGTCGAACAAAGAACCTAATGTTAATTCACGCATCTTCCATCCTCAATTCAAAGTTCACGAACGGCGGTTTATGGAACGCGCACATTCTCACAAGCGGCGGGATTTCCATGCACTTTTCGTGATTGGCGCACAAATCGCAAACAGGAATCCGCGAATAGTTTCCAATCTGTTCCGCTGTGATTTCCCGCACCAGCTGATGCAATTCCTTCAAACTGTCCGGGCTGTGCGTTGGTACGGTTGACAGATACCAGAGACGGCGAAGCTTTTCAATCTCCATCCGGGTTCTCTCCTCGATAAATTGACAGATCGTCCGGGTCATCGAATGGGACGCTATCATAAACTCCGCGCTCGATAAGCATTTTCTCCCTCTCATGCTGTTTGTCTATTTCGTACATGGCGATTTCCTTGTTGGTCTGAGCGGCAATTTCTCGCACCCGTATAAATGCTCGTTCGTTTGGAGCGCGATTCTCCCCCGCATCCAGTTTGCCAGTATAGTGACCGACAAGGAACATCCCTGTTCCAAAGACCAGAAAGAAAATCATCCAGAGCCAGGTTGCCATGCTTATTCATCATCCTCCGTTTCTTCTTCGTCGTTTTCAAGATCATCCGTTTGTTCATTGAGCCAATCGTTTTCTAATTCCTCTGGGTTTTCGTCCCTCATTCTGCGCATACGCTCGGCGGCAGCTTGACGCTGCTCATCTGTCATGCTCATCGAACGGGGAACCGACACTTTCAACCACTTCGCCGGGAATTTGGCGTTAATACATCCACCGTTATTCTCCGGCTGGACGGTGATCTGGCATTCGTCCGGGTGCTGTTCGGCCAGTTTGCGCATTTTGTTGATCCACTTCTTTTCGTCGCTGCTGAAAAACGCGATTTTGCGTTCATCATAGCTGACGGCGGTTTCAATCTGTCGCACATAATCATCCTTCCTCTGTTTTTGAATACTCAAGTCAGAGTAAACGGCTCAAATTTCGTCCGAAACATCTTGGTAAGGGGTTTGCTTATACCACACCTTCCCGGCGCGAAATTCGGCTGAATTTTGCGCGTTATTCGCAGGACGCGAATTTTGGCGTTTCAGGCGGTCACGCTCATAGAGTATTCCTGCAAGAAATCCCAGGAAGCAGACCGTGGATTGGAACGCGAGTTCGAGAAGAAATTCAAGCATTACAGTTTCCTCCTTGCTTATTTGCACGGGCATCTTCCCAAATCCAGCCAGGTAGTTCCAACGGCATAAGCAGCCCATTCATCCTTGGCGAACCCATAGAACCAGTCCGGGTTTTTCTTGGTGCCCTTGCCGTTCTTCTTATCGTGCTGGGCGAAGCGGTCAATGAGCGCTTGGCGGATGTTGGTATCCTTGGCCTTGCTGTCGTGGCAGATGGTGGTCTTTTCTTCCATGCGGTAGATATAATCCACATCCGCGCCCACAGACCGCGCAGCTTCCGTAAGCCGTCCGATCATGACGCAGGTTTGGAATACTGACGCGCCGACCGCCATGCCGTAGCTGGCTACCATTTCGATAACAACCGCGTACAATTCACGAGCGTGGGTATTGTAAAACTTGTAGATATAATCCAGTGCTTCTTCGTTCTTTACTTTCCCATGCTCGACGGGCTTGCGGTCATCGTCGATCAGGCAATAGGCTGTGTACTCATTTCCCGGATCGAAAGAAAGAATCATTGTCTATCCTCCATCTGCCCGTACATCCTTGTAATCGAATCGTTCATGTCAGGCATGAATCTGTTCGGAACAGGAGGAATAGGCTCTTGCGGGATCGTGGTTCTGCCTTGTGGCGATGCAGAAGCCGGAAAATACGGCGTTTCAGGCTTCCATGTTCTCGGGGCCATTCCCAGATGCTGCATGACCGCTTCCTCGACCTTCTTCATCCACTCCGTCCTGATTTCTGCAATTGGGCCATACAAAGCAGCCGCTTTTGTTGCGCTTACGGTTTCGGCTCTCACAATACATTCTCCGATTTCACTGGTGCGATTCCAAGCTTCTCTTGGAAGCATCAGGTGTGAAGCGGTCGGCTGTCTGTCGTAGTACGCCAGCCTTACGGTGTTCACATATTCGCTGGTCTTATTGACTTCGTTAATGCTGAGAACCAGGACGGGAATCTTCTTTACCGTGCCGTCCATCTTCACGAACAAGTCCCAATACACGCTACCACGTTTGATCATTCTTCTGTTTCCTCCGATTTTTCTTTATTTTTGAATCGTTCTTCGGCATCCTTGTAGCCTTTGTTGTATCCATGCTGCCACGTAATGGTGTTGTCGGAAGAATCTTCTATGCCAACCACAACCCCGGCAATAAACGCGAAAATCAGCAAAAATATAAGCGCAATCAGGTTCATTCTTCCGATCTCCCTTTGTTTTTCGTCAGTTTCGATGGCGGCTCATCCATTTCTCTCCATGCGACCACTTTGGCATTCATGAATTTCTCAACAGGGTCTAAATCACAGAACCTATACCATTTGTTCTCTTTGCCCAACCACCCTTCCCCTACATAAGCCCACCCAACGCATATAATCACACGTTCGCCTGTCATGGGCAGATCGTTCGGATTAAGCGTCAGGTAATGCCATACTGTTTCAGGCATCTTGTTCCTCCATCCAAAGGGTAAGTTCGCGCTTCCATCCTTTAGCGGAAATGTACACACCACCTGTCAGTGCCGCATTATCTTCAAGCCATTCGCACAGCTTATCCAGCGGCACGGCGGGGACGGATGGAAGACTTTTGATTTCATCGGCAATTATTTCTGCTATTCCGCTATGTTTCCCGATTGTCGTTCCTTTGCTGATACTGTATCTCTCTGCAATTTTTACCGCCGCTTCCCGGCTGATCAGGCTCATGCTTCCTCACGATCCTTTTCTTTCAATTCTTCCCAGCCTTCTTCGCGCTTTTTCAGGCCGCAAATGTAGCCGGATTCAAAGCCCCTGTTCCATCCGTTATCCCAACCGGAATCCCATCCAGATCCCCAATTGGATATATCTTCATTGGCGTTGAATCCCACCAGCCATCCGACTAAGCATATCAGTGCGGAAATTGGTAACCATACGCCAATGATCCAGATGATTGCGTCCAATGTCATTCCTCCCTCACTACTCCATATTCGCAAGAATCTTCCGGCCCGCGAAAATGCCACTTCTTCCACCAGTCAGGGTCACTTTCATCAACGCGGGTACATTCCATAAATTCTGATATGCCGGGAAGCTCATTTTCCATCTGCCAGTATTTACAGTCCTTGCACTTCACTGCCTTACATGCTCCCATCTTCCGGGTTATAGGTCGGTTCGTACCGTTCGCAGTAGTCCCGCATGTCACTGGCGGATTCATCTTCGCGCTGGGCTTTTAATTCTTTCCTTTCCAGCATCAACAGCACATCAGCAGCCGTTTCGTAATGGTCACGGGCCAGAAGGTCTGAATAGCTTTTATAGAAAAGATACGCCACCGTTTCCTTGAATCGCTCGATTATTTCATGGTCGGTCATTCCAATTCACCGTCTTTTCTTCTTCCTGAGAAACTTCCACGGGTTAATCGGTGAGCCTTCCGGTCTGCGGTATTTGCACCGTGGGCATATCCAAGAGCCTCTTGTTATTCCGGAAGCGTCAGGCGGTTCATAGCGGAGTGATGTTCCGCAAGATGGGCACGTGTCAGAACGTTTCATTCCACTTCACCCCCTTAAACCAGACCAATTCGTGATAACACTTCTTGTTTTGTCACCCCGCGACGCAACATTTGATAAATTTTGCTCGGTTTTACACCAGCAATTAAGGCTGTCTGTTTTGCTGTTTTTCTTTCTCCATCTATTTCAAAAAATATATTTGTTGTTTTGTTATTCTGTTGTTCTTGCATTGTGACCCATCGGCAGTTTTCCGGGGAATATCCTTTTGAATTGTCTATTCTATCAATTGACAAATCTTTAGAATATCCATTTGAATACGCCCAATCAGCAAAAGCATCAAATGAATTTCTCCATGCTTCGCAAACGGTTATTCCACGTCCCCCATACCTTGAATAGTTGTCACTCTTTTCGTCATAACATCTTCTTAACATATTCCCGTATATCCTATTTAGCCTTCCCCGCCATGGATTGCCTTTATATATCCATGGATGATTTTCTTTTTTCGAGCAACCACAAGAACGCGATCTTCCATCTGCAAGGTGATCTACCCTTACTTCCTTTATCTCCCCGCAATCACATTTACATCTTCTGTGTTTTGAATCTGTACCTTCGCCTATAACTAACCATTTCCCGTATTTTTCACCTATATTTACCGCCATGGTATCGCCTCCCGCTGTTCGTCCGTGGGCCGTGAAGTCCAGCAGCGCCATGTTTTGCCGTACTCCTTCGGAAGAAAACTGGAAAACAGAGATTCAAACCCATTTCCAAAGTTTATCATTCCGCTAATTGTTCGTCCCGCTTTGAACGCTTCCCCACAATGACCATTCTTCATTTCAAGCCAGAGCCATCCTGAGGGTTCTGCTGATAATACAATTTCATCCGCATTCATCACCCTGGGTTCCTGCGCTTTCAGCAGGGAGAGGGCATCCATTTTCAGTCTGTTCACGCAGCTCGATTCGTAGCTGCATTGGCTGCACCTGGCATGATCGTCAGGGTCACGCAGGATGCAGCATTCAAGCCCTTTTATCACTTTTTCCCGATCAGCCATCGTTTTCGCCCTCCTTCTCAATCGCCCAATCCAGATATACCCTGGCCTTTTTCAAATCTTCCAGGCCGCCCTTTTTGCGCCAGCGGGAAACGTATTTAATTACATTGCCGATGCAGTAATCCACGAAACCGTCTGCCGGCAGGGTGTCCCGGATATAGTCAATCACTTCGATTTGCTTATCCGCATAATGGGAGGGATGGTTCACGTTATCCATTATTCATTCCTCGCTTTCCTCGCCGCTTCGAGCAGATCGTCCGATACAGACAGCAGTTCTTGTTCGGTGTATTGGCGCTGTCCATACTGCTGGGCGGTGACTTGCTTGATGGGTTTGCTTCTTCCTACAAGAGCATCATCTGGGATTTCATCGTTCCATTTCTTCTCATTTAGCCATGTAGATGGGTTCGGAATGTAGCGGATGTTCTGCCATTGCTCCGTTTTCTTTTGCCGCTCAATCGCTTTCAGCATTGTATCCAACAGTTCTTCGTCAGGATCAATTCGCTCGAAGCATTTTCTGGCATAATCTCCGCTTATGTGTTTCGGATACGCTTCATAGAATCTGTTGAACATGGGATTGTCAGTTTCTTTGATCCGGGATTTTGATTTCCCCTTTCTCTCACTCCCCTCTACGGTTCTCTGAGTATTAGAGAGTGTATTTTTATCTATATTTTCATTTCTATATTCTTTATATCTATTATCTAATATCTTATCTCTAATATCTGTGTGGAACTTTTCCACACCACTTTCCACTTCGTTTCCACATCCGTTTCCACTTTCGAGGTTTGGAGCCTTTGGCTTTGCAAGCGCCTGATTCCTTTTCTGCTTGGCCCAGTCGGTTTCGCTACCGACCATCTCATCGTGATTAGAAAGAACGAGAGTGCCATCCTGATCTTCATACACAAGGCCGAAGCGCTTGTAGAGTTCAAGAGCAATGCGGATAGTATCGACAGAAAACCACTTGCAATCGCGCTGAATCTTGTTTACATCGTATGGTATGACGATCTCACCGATTGTTCTTGAAAGCCGCCCCTCCGTGTTAATGGTCTTGAGACAAAGCATTTGATATAAGACAACGTAATTCGCGCCATCCTTCTGGCTCATGAGAAAATCAACCGTATCGGAAGTCATGAAGGATTCCTTGAGTTTGAGCCAATAATACCGTTTTCCCGTAGCCATCGCTAAACCTCCATAATAAATTCGTTTGAACATTCCTCCTTTAAGTACATTGTCTGTATTTCTTATTTGAAGCCGATTTTCATCAAATGAGCCAGGTGATAGATACATGTCAATTTATCATCCTGCAAATCTATTTCCGGGTCATCTTCCCCCGGCTCAAGAGAAAGCGCTTTAATCACCTTTCCAAGTTCTTCATCATCCAAGAATTCAGGAAGAATCCCATAAATCACGGTTTCGAGGAACCATTCAATTCCCATTTCCATTACCTCCGATCCCGTACATTTTTACACTTTAATAAGCCGTTGCACCTTGTCGAAATCCAGCGTCACCTTCTCTTTCTTCTCATACATGTCAATGTACATTTCTTCAATTGGCGCGTTCCAAGTAACTTCGTAATACCGGGTGTTCTTGCCGTTGTCGATGAACAGCCCCTTCTTGTTCCCAATGATATGGCACAGCCAGACCGTGGAAATATCGGAAATGTCGTACTTCTCTCCGTATTCGTCCTCGACAGATTCAATAATCGCTTTCTTGGCAGCTACTTCAAACTCGTATGTGGTCATTCTTTAGATTCCTCCGTTATAAAGGCTTCCTCAAAGGTAAGCCCGGATACTTCCAGCGGTTTCCTCATAATGTCAATGTTAATGTTCTTGGTAGCGCCAATCAGAATCCGCCTCATGCACGTAACCCCACTTGTATCCACATCTTTACCGAAGATCATTTCTGCGACCTTCTGATAGGTGAGTTTATTGCGGTTAATCCAGTTTCTAATGCCTACATACGGGATATTTATCCTGCGCTTAAACCCTTCTTGTCGGCCCTTTAGAATCTCTGTAAAGTGATGGCTGACAAGCGCCCTGGTAACGCCATATTTCAGGGCTATTTCGGTCTGTGTTGACCCGTTAAGAAACATCCTCGTTGCATCTTCCCAATCAACCTTGCTCGTTGTCATTTCCATTTTCCTCTTTCTTTTTTAATTTGACGGCAGCTATATTCTCCTTGAACCAATCCTTCATCCAAGTGAGGATCGCGCCCTTGCTCTGTGTGAGAAATTGTGCAAACAGGATTTTCATTTCATCCTCGCGCACTTTGAACTCATGCCTGACCTTTAGTTCCTCCACAATCCCTAAAGGATCAGGGTTTCTCGGTTCCCACCAATCCACATACACTTTAGTTTCCAAGGCGTGTACTTGCCTGATTGAGAACTCCCGGGATGTTGAACGCCCAGCTACCATGATGTTCGTGCCAGCTTTCAGTTTCATCGCTGGAATAGCCATTCCAGACCAAAAAAACAGAGTGAGATTAACCGTCTGAACGCCGTCCGGGGTCGATTGCTTTGCCTTGGCATTGCAAGTCGTGAGTTCGTTCTTGTGTTCACCAACCTCTTCCTGATACTTGGGATTGGATGTAATAACACATTGCCCGAAAGAATTACCCTCAACGCTGATCCACACTGTTAGTCTCGCCTTTCTGTTTTATTTCTTTGGAAACACAGTTATTTGCTTTGTAATTCGGCCTAAATTTGCGTCAAACACTTTTCTGTGGGGAAATGTAAGGATAAATCAAAACGCGAAATTCAGGCCGTTTTTGCCTTTTAATTAGCATGTTCTGAGAAAACCAATATCTGGAATTACTTTTCTTGAGTAATTTCGCCTGTTTCTGGATTTACGGATTCGGTGTGAGTAACATCCTCAAACACCACGCCATCGCCATTGATATAATCTTGATCCTCCTGGACGATGGCATCCTGTAGGCTTTCGGCGGCATGGGCCATTTCAGGCGGCGCGGTGCGATAATCGATGGACATAGGCCCCCATTTGGAGATCAATTCGCGCAAAACCGTTTTTCTTCCCATAGAGTCGAAGTCATCACGCCATGCCTTAGTCATGTATTGGCCCTTACGATTCTTCTGCTCGTGAGCCTGAACCTTTTCTTTTGTCCAACACACGCATTTTTCAAAGCCGTTAATCAGTTTGAAATAGGCGAAGTAACCGATAACCTTATCACTGGTTTTTTCTCCCTCAATGTGGATGTCCCCGGTGATGCGGTCATCTACAATCCTCTCACCTTCATATACATAATCGGCATTGATGCGCTTATACAGACCCGTTCTCTGGGCTAATTGCACAAGCCCTTTCCATCCAATGATTAGCTGAGCCTCATCGCGCCATTGCTCTGTTCCGTCAGGTTTCTTGACTTTGTTCTTGAACGGAACTACATAGGCCGTTCCGAGTGCCGGGTCAATAGGAAGATCGAGCGCGGCGGCTTTCAAAGCGCTGGTGATGATGGTCTGTGGCGCGGAAGCAACCACCTTGGAGAGCATGGTGTCATTCGCCGCCATTGTGACAACACTGGAAATGAACTGCGGCGCGCGTTTGCCAAGGATTTCATCAATGCGTTTGCGATATCCTTCGCCGTCCAGGATGCCATTCAGGATGGCGCTGACGCTCTGTTTCCCGGCGTTGGAAACCGCCGTGGATGCCGCTTGGGTCATACTGGTTTTTGCCGCCGCTTGCTGAATCAAAGATTTTCCTGCCAAATTACTGTTCCTCCTTTACAGACCATTCATCTTCGATGATGAACGAAAAGGTATAAAATGTGTTTTCGGTTTGCCGAATATCCAGAATAGTTCCATTGGCGCAATGGATCATGATAGTGTTATTCTCCCACGCCCAATATCCGCCGTGGAAATCCTTATGACAGATTTTCTTGCCAAGAACCATAAGTTGGAATGCTTCACTGAACGGCATGATCGGATTCCTCCTGAACGCGCTTGATGGAAAGCGACCTGCTGGTGCTTGTTTTGAAGAAGGGATTCAGGTCGATTTCCGGGCATTCCTTCTGCAACTTCTTCCAATCGAAGGTTTTGCGGGTCTGAGGCTTATAGGAGATGGAATAACCGGAACAGTTTCCATGCCACGAATCCCCGATGCTTTCAATCAACTGGTTTTTGATTGTGTCGCGCTGAGACTCCAACTGTTCAATAGCGCTGTTAATCTCCATGAGCGTATCCAGGGCTTGCTTTTTATCGGAGAGATCAGCGGGTTCGGGTTCTTCCTCAGTCGGTGAGAACATTTCATTGAGAGCAGTCTTCGTACTTTCGGAACCGTCAACGGGTGGCGGGGTTTCGTTGGTCATGTATTCGTAGAACTGCTTTTCAGCATCCATGAGGGCAGCGATTTCGGCCTCGTCGCGCTCTATGGGAAACCATTTGAAATCGCTGTTGCCGATCAGGACGGCGAGGTAGGCTTTCTGCTTGCCCGTGACAGCCAAATAGTGCATAACCTGAACATAGAAACGGGCGGGATAATCGCCGTTGCGATAATGCTTCAAGTTAAGGGAAGAAGTGGACTTGATTTCCAGAAGCGCGTCCTCGCCCACCACCATTCTATCCACATCGGCCATCGCCCATGGGTATTGATCATTGATAAGGGAGAAATTGCAGTTCTGAACCTTCTTGCCTGTTTCTTCTTCAAACAGTTTGGCGATTACCGGCTCCAATTCGGTGCCGACTCGGGTTCGGAGATTGCCTTCAAAGGACGGCGTTACACCCTTCTTTTCGCACCAGAGCGAATAGGGGCTTTGGTAATCGTTCAGGCCGACAACGGAGGCAGCATCCGCACCCCCGATGTAATGCTTGCGCAATTCCAGCCACTTTTCGCGGTCATCGCGCTTGATTTTCTTAATCGCCATCAAAAGCCCCCAATTCCAGCATACCTTTCTTGCTGAGTGCTTCGTTCACTTTGCTCTGAAAGAAAGTCTTGGCGTTTTTCCATGCCGCCTGGTATGCACGATACATTCCCATCCCGATCAGGTATCCCGTGTCGTTATCTCCCTCGTAAGGGCAATCGCAAACATACACGCCGTTGGAAGTGTAAAGCTGGACACGCTTTACATCACCGCTCTCTACGATCTGCACCTGACCGATTACTTTGCCGTTTTCTTCAATGGTTCCCGTGTCTTTAATCAACTTTCATCCATCCCTTTCCATTCGTAAGCATCGACCTTTTTGATGCAAAGATCGCAACCGCACACATCGCCATTCGCGTCAAGATAAATGGTTTCACACTCTTCTTGGCATATAGGGCATATAGGATCAACCTCAATTTCCTCTGGGTGAAGCGTCCCATACAATTCCATCTTCCGAACGTCGGGATGATCCGGTAAATCAATCATTTTCTCTGCCTCCTCTTTATCTGGAATAATGCACATGCCGCATTCCTCTGGGGTGTTTAAGCAGCGTTCAGAACACTTGTCGCGCTTGTCGCAGAAATAACAGCATTTATACGAAACACCGCGCAATTTCGGGCAAGAAAATATCCGGCATCTCGGATACTTCGTGAATCCGCGATATATGCTGCCGCCATTTAAGCTGCCTTTGCCAATCCCCATCAGGCATCACCCCCACAGTCAAATCGTCACACAATCATTCGCACAGGCAGTATAACCTGGAAATAATCGTCCCTGTCTGCTGGCTTCATCTCCATAGGTGTTACACTGCTCTTAAACTCGAGAACAACTTCTTCGCCATACCCGGTCTGAACCTTGAGACAATCTTCGACAAACTTCCCGTTGAACGCGATCTCGTTACCGTCGCTTGTTCCGTCATTCTTTGTCAATTGGCCCTGAACCATCACCGGAATATCTGTTACAGCGCTGTTAATATCGGACATTGCGCTTACTTCGAGCGTTTCATCATCCTTTACGGTGAATACAATCAGTCCTTTTTTACCTTCCGAAGCGCTGATCATGGCAAGGCTCACAGCATTCAGAAGGGCTTTCGTGTTTGCTTTGATTTTCAGCGTGCCGTTATGCTTGAGAAGCTTGTTGTAATCCATGAACTCGGCGGCAAGCAGACTGACTTCAATCGCCACATCGTAGGCTTCGGAGATCATAACGCCCTTGCCAAACCGGAAACTCACATTTTCTCTGCTCCCGATCACTTTCTGCACAAGCTTGGCGCTCACAGCGGGAACCAGGGCAGAAAACACATCGTTCGTTTCCACATTCTTCTTGGCAGCGGCTATTCTGTATCCACTCATTCCGACCGCTTCAACACCGCCATTGGCTTTTGTGCCATCAAACGAGAAGTTAATGCCTGTCAGCGCAATCCGTCCCTCATCAGGCGCGATGCAATGGCTTACGCTGCTTACAAGTGTTCCATAGTCAAGGCCGTCCATCGTGCATTCCTTCGCAACATCGTCAATCTGCATGAATCCGGGTTCGTATTCCGCGCCATCCAGGCAATTGATGCTTACCTTTTTTCCTTTGCCTTTCAGCGTTGCAACGCCCTTCTCGTCAATATTAAGTTTGATTTCACCTTCCATGAGTTTCAGGAAGTTAAGGAGAGATTTCGCAGGAATCAGCGCTTGTCCGTCATCCTCCACAACGGCGCGATCCGTTACTTTCCTGATCGCCACGCCTACATCCTTGCCAAGCACAGTAAGGCAAGGCAATCCTTCCTCGCTGTGCGCTTCCAAGTAAACGCATTCGTAGATGGGCTTCATGGGCTTGCTTGAGATAGCCATGCTACATACGTTTACCATCTCCGCCAGATCGCTTGCTTCCATCTTGATCTTCATTGTGCCGCATTACCTCTTTTACTTTATAATGGGTTTTACCAATTGTGGGGAAAGGCTGATTTGAACAACCGACCTCCTGCACACCGTTCTTCTCCAGGTCTACGGGTGTACACCCTACCGGGACTACGTTTGCAACCGTAACGGACTATCAGGCGCACTATCCAATGTGCTATTTCCCCATGAGAGCCGAATCCCGGACTCGAACCGGGAACTAAGCATTACAGGTGCTTTACGTTACCTTTACGCCAATCCGGCATAGACTCGATCCCCTCCAAACACAAGCGGATGCCGCCGCTTGGCATGTGTGAATGAAGGGAATCTTTGGTAGGCCATCTGGGACTCGAACCCAGGACAAAACACGGCTTATAAGGCCGCTGCTCATGACCAACTGAGCTAATGGCCCACATAAAAGGCGGCGTGTAGTCCTCCTTCAACGTGCCAGCGCAGGAGGACACGGGAGTAGCGGGGAAAGGATCAAAAGCGCGCCATCCGTTTGCCTTATAGACTTGCCGCCAAGCGGACTGGGAGGGAATCGAACCCCCGGATGCTTTCGCATCTCCTATTTTCAAGACAGGCGCATTAGGCCACTCTGCCACCAGTCCACATCCCCTACCCCGCAATCCACGGCGGCAGGGGTGTGCCGTCTTTCCGGCTGTCGTGTGTCGTGCGTATCCGAAAGGGTCGGTGGGGGCTGTGCCTTTTTCGCATAGCTTGTCGATTGTCCTCTCAGAAACACGTAGGGGAATATTCACGCCGAATCAGGGTAACGCGCAAGGCAAATGAAGAAATAAACAGGAAGAGATCGATTCGGCGTGAACCTCTGCGGTCGGTGTGTGTAGCAGAAAAACACATTACTTATTTATATGCCAGCGCTTGATTTGGCAGAGGAACAAACCTTGCGCTAAACATCTGATAAAACTATTGCTCTTTGGAAAGCCGCCTGATTTCATGCTCCAAATAGAACACAGCTTTTTCCAAATCCTCAACTTCGTCGTTCTTGTATCCAGCACGGCAGATATACTTGACTGCGTTCCCAAGAGAGAAATTCAGTCCTTGATCATCGATAAAATCAATGACTTCGATCTTGCCGCGATTGTAATAATCCGGGTGATTCACATGGTCTACATTGGTTTGATCTGCCATTATATCGGTTTCCTTTCAACGTCTCATTTGCCAGTGCTGCCGAATCCGGCAGAACCACGTTCTCCGGCCCTGATTTCATCAACGATTTCAACGTCTTCCATGTTGCAAGGCAAAATGACCAACTGGGTAATCTTATCTCCACGCTCAACCATGTAATCTTCGCTGCCGTGGTTGATCAGTTTCGCGATGATCTCCCCATCGTATCCGCAGTCCACAACCCCTTCCGATGTAATATCGTGGGCCATGTACAGGCCAGACTTACTTTTCAGAAACGCCGTTTCACCCATTCTCAGTTCCACATGCACCCCTGTACGGAATATCGCGCTACCGTGGGCAGGAACAAGCATGGATTCTCGTGAGAATATATCCAAACCAGCATCTTCAACGTGTGCGCGTTTCGGCGGGAAAGCGCCAGGATCAAGCTTGAACTTCAATTAGTTTGTTCCCCTTCTTTCTCTGCGGCGATAAACGCCGTATATTCGCCGTAGTGAGTGTTCATCCAGTCAATCATGGTATCGAAGGATTCAAAGGTGATGGGCGTTACTTCCTCGTTCGCAAGAGTAACCGTGGCTTTCCACGGGGTTGCAAGTTGAGCGATTTTCATTTCTGTAACAGCCCTCTCTTCTGCAATTCCTTCCCGATCCTACACATATCGGATACCTCACATTTAAGGCAGTTACCACGTCTGCCGTGATCATTCTGGCAGACCTTGTTTTTGAGTTCAGCGTTCGTCAACTTCTCAATCGGGGTTCTGTAACCTACGTGTCCATCCTCAGTGGACATTGTGAAAAACATGTTTGTCATCCGAACACAGTACATACCATTCACTTCCTGTCATTGTAGTAGTGAGAAACCCTTTTCATCCTGTCTTTAGCTGCCGTTTGGTAGGAAATCACCAAGTTTTCCATGCGTCTTACTTTTTTCTCTGCTTCTTTCAACCGCTCGTAGTCAGCCCATTCCTTGCATGTGCTGTGACACGTTATCGCTTTGCCGTTTTCGTCCAGTTTTACAAATCTGTCCGGGCAATTTCTCCCGCATGGTGGCCTGATCAACTTTGGTTATCCCTCACACCGTAGGAAATTTTGCTCATGTCGCATCCGGCAATGGCGTAACTCTTGCGTTTGGAATAAACTTTACTGTTCTTTATCAGCCTCCTTATATTGCTCTTTTGCGAATACCTTGTCTTTCTCTTCCAGATTTCAACAAGGCCAACAATCATCGGGCAAGCCGGGACGATAAGCGATAAGTACCACATTCGGATTTCTCCTTACTCGATCACGATATTGGGAAAGATTTTCTGCAAGGCACGAAGTTCTCCAAGAGTAAACGTGGAAGGTTTCTTCATTCTCCGATAAAACGTGTTTTTCCCGATCCCAAGCGTCTGCGCTAATTGCTCACCGCTGACCTTGGCTACCTTCATTTCTCCCCAAAGTTGCTTAGAAAGGTTTTCGTCCTTACGCGCTGTCTCTGTTAGGGGGCGAACTTTGGGCATTGGGTGTCACTCCTTTTGTTCAAAGAGCGAATCTTGCTCAATCAGCGGAAGATTCCCACTTTTCTTCATCAACTCGTAGATGAACAATCTGCCTTTCTGCGTCCATTTGGTGTTGATTGCGCTATGCACATCCCCAGACTTTCCTTCAAAGGGGAATGTTTCACTCTTGGTGTACCCAAACCCGGCGTACTTCTGCTTCAAGAGCCATGTTCCACGCAGTTTGTACTGAACACCCTTTTCTTCAAGGAACTTGTTCAGGTGCGTTGCGCTCCAGCCGTAGTCCTTGGCAATGATGCTGGTGGGAACTGCGTCCCGGCATTTCAACACCTGATCGTAATAAGTTATCTTGGGCTGATACTCAGCAATCTGTTGCTTTTGTGCCGCGTTTTCTTCTTCAAGCACCATCACCTTCGATTCGGCAACCTTCCTCGCTTCGCGTTCTTCTTTCATCTGTTGAAAGACCTTGATAGCGAAGTCGGGGTCTGCAAGAAGTTTATCTGTTGCGTACATACCGTATTTGCGGATGGAAGGAATGACCTCGTGTGTGATCCACCGCTTGAACTCTTTCGCTTCCGGCTTGCGGGAGCCAAGAACCAGGGAATACAGGCCGGGTTCGTTGACGATGGAAACATCTTGCTCTCCACCGGGGGTGTCAGTTGAAATGACACCCTTTTCATCGTCATCCAACCTCGAAATTGCTTGCCTGTTATTTCCTAATTCGAGTGCTTTGCACACGTCCGCAGCGACAAACCAAGGCTCGTTGTTCTTGATAACCGTTCGGATACTTCCGAATTTTTCATTGGAGAAGATTTTCAGTTCGTTCATTGGGCCTCCTGCAAATCGCCATTTGGTGACTTCTGGCGTAAAAAAATTTGCGCAATCTTTTCAAGTGGTTCATCAAGAGCGTTCGCAATCTCAATAGCATCATCAAGAGAAGGTTGCATTTTCCCATTCACTATCTTGTTTACGCGCTGCTTAGACCAGTTTATTTTGCGTGCAAACTCAGATTCGCTTCTAAATTTACCATGAATGAGAGAACTTAATTCATACACTCTCTCCAATCTATCATCCTCCGTTTCTGTCGTCGTTTGGTGACATACTTATCTTACCATAGGCGTTAAGATTTGTCAACAGTTTGGTGAAACTTTTTTTAATTATTTTGAATTGGGTTGTTTTTGGTGACTTTATAATGTATAATCTCATTACAGGGAAGGAGGTACTTAAATATGCAGAATGAAAAAAGTAGTATTTTCCCGCAAATACTAAAACGAGAACGTGAAAAAAGACAGATGACGTTACAAGAAATGGCAGACTACCTCGGAACAACAAAGCAAGTGTTAAGCAGATACGAAAGAGGAGAAAGAAGTCCTAAACTCATCACCGCTGCCATGTTTGCACAAAAACTTGGAATACCAATTTCTGTATTTCAAGAAGATATTGATACTTCAAACATTAAGTTAAGTGCAGAGATCGCTTTAACCCCAGAAGAAAAAAGGAAAGTTGAAATAATTAAAACAATTCAGAGACACGCCGATGCTATTGAACTGTTGGAGAAGTTTCCGCCAGACCAATATAATCAGGCAATGAATTTTCTCCGCTTTCTATCAGAGAATGCAGATAATCAATGAATTGCTTTTCTTGTTCTTCGGTCAGACTATCCAACATCCTCAACACTTCTTCCACGGTACACCCCTCCTTTACTTACGGGAATATTATAACAAGAACAACTGTTCGCATCAATAACAAAAATAATAAGATTCCATAAAATGATGTTAATAATACAAAAACGGGCAATGATTTGCAAATTTGAACTATAAAAATGGGAGGAAAGGAAAAATGAAAAGAAATATTGGTGTTGTGTACTCTAACAATGCGAGTAAGTTTGTCTGCTTTGCGTTGGTGATTTTGACAATTCTGAGTTGTACGTGCCAGTCCCGCGCCGAAGTAAATCTGGTCAGCATAGGTTCTGCGGCTGTTCTTGCCATTGATCTTACAGACTACCCAAACGACAAGTTAGCTTCTCATTTAACACAGGCATTCTGCTGCCAATATAACGACATTTCCAAAGTGATCACTTCCGATGTGCCAGCAGAAAAGATATTTGGATTGTATTCTTCTTATCAGATTCCGAAAAAGGGGTTTATCTTCATATTCTTGTATGACCGTGGAGATACGGTATATTTCTCATTGATGGATGCAGAAGGGAACCTGGTAAGTTTAATCAATTCAAGCAAACTGTTAGCTTTGCGTGACGCGGAAGGGGCTATTATCACCTATCTTACCGACAATCTCACTGATTTTCTCAACACTTCTAATTTGAGAACGGACGTATTTAGATTATACCTTAATGCAAGCCTTGACCTTGACAATCAAACTCGATCCTTTGGTGAAATGCTTATGTATGCGGCTAATAATTCTGAAAGCTTACCGATCACAATATCTCCAAATAATTGGTATTGGTATAATTAAGCATAAAGAAGGTGATCCGCTATGGCATCTGCCCGTAAATTACCCTCCGGAAATTACCGTGTGAACCTCTTTATCGGTATGGAGAACGGGAAACGTAAGTACAAATCCTTTACTGCTCCCACGAAGAAGGAAGCTGAATTGCTGGCGGCTCAGTACAATGTGGAAAGGAAGGAAAAAACCGAAAAGCGAATTGACGGTAAAGGAAGCAATCGAGCGCTACATCGACACGAAAACCAACGTATTCTCCCCCAGTACGGTCAAGAATTACCGCATCTATCTGAGGAACGATTATAAAGCCATTGAGGACGTTCGTATTTGCGATTTGACGGAGGGCAAGATACAAGCCTGGATCAATGATTTCTCGCGCAATCACGCGCCAAAGACGGTCAAGAACGTGTATTATCTGTTTGTTCCTGCCGTGGAAGAATGCGCGAAGGGAACGGCTACCGAAGTGAAACTGCCAGCTTCGGTGAAGTATGAAGCGAACATTCCATCGCAAGCCGACATTGAAAACCTGATAGCATACTTTGAGCAGCGTCCCGATTACCATACCGCCATTATGGCGTGCGCGGTGATGGGCTTGCGGCGCGGGGAAACATGCGCCCTGGAATTTTCGGACATTCTGAAAAACGGAAAACTGAGGGTGAACAAGGCGCTTGCGCTGGACGATCAGAAAAATTGGATTCTGAAATACCCCAAAACAAAAGACGGAAGCCGGGAATTGGCGCTGCCCGACTTCCTGAAAGCACGGATGATGGAATTGAAGGACGAAAACGCGAAGGACAACAGGATTTTCCACTTCAACCCGAACCAATTAACAGACAACTTCTGCCATGCGCGGAGAAAGCTTGGCTTCGATTTCCGGCTCCACGATCTGCGGCATTATTATGCGTCGGTCATGCTGATGCTGAACACGCCTGATCTGTACGCCATGAAACGCATGGGCCATTCCACGCCCACGATGCTGAAACGGGTATATCAGCACTTGATGGACGAAAAAGATAAAGAGGTTGACGAGAACATGGCGGACTATATGGCGCGGTTCTCAGGGAAGTAAGTATGCAACACAAAATGCAACATGAATTTGTAAGAATTAATGTATATCAAGGGATTTGGAAGTTTTTTTACGGGTTCAAGTCCCGTCGACCGCACCAAATCATGAAGCCTTGTAAATCAAGGCTTCTTTCATTTTATCCAGTAAAATCAAGGGTTTCAGGCTCTTCATTACTCTTGATTTGTGTCAAATTTGGGTACGGAAAAACCACGATTTGGACAACTATGCAACACGAAATGCAACACGAAATTCTACACAAAAAAGGAGATGTGGGCAGAAAACCCACACCCCCCTATTTTAGCCTACAGTCACATCTTGCTCAAACTTGAGAGCCTTTACAGCAGCTTCGATGTACGGCCTAAGAGCGCCATTGTCGATCTTTATGCCGTACTTGGAAAGCCTTTCCTGCAATCGTTCTGTTGCGTAGGCCAATTTTTCTTCGCCGTGCTTAGTCCCGAACAACTGTTCTGCCGCATAGACCACGATATTGGCCCCGGCCTGAATGATCTCCTGCTGAGTTTGGTTTGTTTTACTCTTGATCATCGGGATTAGCCATGTTGAAATGAAGAGTGCTACCAGAGACAGAATACCAATCAGATATGGTGTGATGTCAAATTCCATACAGTTCCGCCTCCCAAATTACGATCCAGTTGCGGGGGTAAACGTGATTGTGTGACCGCTAACGGAAACACCCATGCTATGCTGTTGAGCAATTTCCGCAGACGCAGAAGCGCTCTCGGCAGCTTGAATCGCCGTGTTAGCCGCTGTTCCGGGGATAGACCGCAAAAATCCAACATTTAGAAGGAAAAGAAAAAAGTCCATTGTCCTCCCTCCTTATTCCGTAAACATTTCTACCCAAGTAGCACCGTCAACATCCAACTGCCAAGCATTCTTACAGCCTGTCGTGAAAACGATAGAGCCGGGAGCAAGACCAGTCAATTGGTTTCTGTCAGCCGCTTTCGTAATTTCAATCGCCTGGGCTTCCACGTTCTTATGCAGTACGCCATCCTTTAAAAAACTCATGGTGTACTTGCCCCATACGGGAAAACCGCTCGGGGTGTAACTACGCTCATCCATTATAAAGCACCGCCTTTCATAATTAACCGTTAGATTCATCCTCGGAAGAATCTTCTTGAGTTTCGTTCTTTTCTTCCTTTTCGTCTTTTTCTGCGTTCTCGTTGAAATCCTTGATTTGATTCCTTATCTTTTGAACGTTTTCAACCGTGCTTCCCAAGCCATATACCCCTATTTCCAACTGAAACAAAGGTATAAAAATCTGGGTGAAATCGGAAAGCGGCTTTGCTAGATCGGCGTTGACGAGCAAAGAGATCATCCCGCCGATATACCCAACACCTATCAAGATAAGGACAAACATGAGCGCCTTTTGAGACATGCGAAGGATACTGTATATCATTGTCTCGCTATGTTTTTTTTGCTCTTCCATGATAACCTCCGCACTTTGTTGCTTCGCATTACTGCTCGGCTATAAATACCATGTAAAGGATTTCTCCAGGCTCAAAATGCTGGAAAGACATCCCGTTTGCGGACACGTCAATCCAGTTTGGGCCACATTCCCAGATGTTAAGCGTGACTAAAATCTGCCCGTCCGTGATGTAAGCTTCGACTATTTTATCCTTACTGCCTTGGAAAAAGATTCTGGTTTCCAGCATTTCTCCTGAAATAACTTTATCCTGGTTCACGCAGACGGGGATCACACCGTAGATATAGTTGTCATCAAGGTAATGGCTCTCCCAAATATCAGGCATAGTTGTAAGATAAATACCGTGATTGTAAGGAATGGTTATACCATCCTCTTCGCTCAAGCCAGAATCCATGAAGAACAGATTGGCAACAATCACGGATAGAGCCAAAAGCAAAATTACTAAAAACGCCGCGCAAGAAACATACTTTCCATTGACCTTGCTATTCATAGCAAACTTACCTCCTATCAGGGCGATTTGATTATCCAACCGACAACAAGGCCGACTATGGCAAGCAGCACATACTTTAGAATCTCCCAAGTGGTTTTCTTCCACTTGTCTGCTGGTTCTTTTTCTAAAGCTTCCACTCGCCCGTTAATGCCATCCACTTTTTTCTCTACCCGGCCCATGCTGGTATTCATGCTCTCAATGGCATTGCTTTGTCGCTCTAAGGCAATAAAGATTTTGTTTTGTTCCCTTAACAGTCCATCGTGTTCTTCCAGTTTTTCCGAAAAAGCCTTATGCTCCGCTTCGTTCTTCGCAAGCTTTTCGGCAATTTCTACATAGCGGTCTGCTTCCATTTTACTCACCCCTCAACAAGCAACTTATCAATGATGTTCAGCGCAGTTTCCAAAGAAACTTTAACAGTTTCCAACTCATCCCTAATATTGTTGCTTTCTGACGGGATAACGGGATTGTCTGATTCACCACCTATAGGAATGAGAAACTTGCTCATCATATAACCGCCTTGACCGTTATATGATATTTTGCTCCAACCATCGAGAACGTCCATTACCTCAACTTCTTCCCCAATGGGAATCGCTTTTAGTACAGACGCATTCATGCTCGGGTTTCTTCGCATATTAACGGTTTTGCCGCTTTCAGCCGTTACTTTGGCTATATTCAAAGGCATATCGTCCATAGGATCATCCTCGCTTTCCGAATCGTCATACTGAACCGCTTTGAGTTTTGCCACGCAGGCCCATTGCGAAAGGTCAATATTGGTAAAACCTTTGCTTGTGCTTTGAGCGTTGATTACTCTTTTCCCGTCTGCTCCGACAAGCCCAATGTGATAATAGTCGTTCAGATCACCGTTGTAATACTTGCCTCCAGATTTATAATCGCTCGGTAGACTATACCCATCCTCACCCAGTTTGTGTAGCTTAAAAGCGGCATACCCTGGCTTTGCTTGTGAGATCGGAAGCAATTGATCCACATACACCCTTGCTATCCGATTGCTCCCATGGTAAATGTTCTCTCCGTGAAGATTATACGAATCAACAAAGGCTCCGCTACAATCATCGACTTTTCGTCCTACCCATTGCTGACCGTATTTTCTGACCATTTCGTTTTCTTGAGCAAATCTGTCCTGCTTACTCTGCGTCCAGAGTTCTCCCGCTGTATTTGGTATATATCCACGTTTTTCGTCCAGGAAACGCTTGAAATCACTTACTATATCATCACAACGAATCATCGTATCACCACCCATTGATTAAAGATAACTCCTTACCCACTTAAAAAGTATCAAAGCGGATTAGTAAAGTAAAGGTATGGGGTATCTGGCAAAGAAAAAGGAGGGCTTTCGCCCTCCGCGTAATTTTTGTGTAGTCTTAAAGTGTCCATTAAACCTCTTCAGACATCGCGTCAATCAGCGCAAACGTAAACTCCGCATAACCAATGGACTGACAGTTCCGCATGAAAATCGGCTGGATATTGTTGGAGCATACCATCTTTTCAAGCGTGGTCATGTTTTCGGCATAGTTCGCGCTTGTGATTTTATTATTGTACTCCGTGCCGTCAGGCCCCTCAATCGTTGCCGGGATTCCTGAGATTCCAACAGAATTGAAATCGTTGATGACAAAATCAAAAATCCCGATAGCCGGATGATATTTCCAGACATTTTCGTAAAACCACGCCTTGCCCCATGCGGAGGTCTGATCGCCCTTGGAATGATTCGTGTACGGAACCGTTACGCCTGTTGCGGAATTTTGCAACCGCTCAAGTTCCTTGCCGGACGCGCCGTCATGGAAAACACCCCACGAATCAAACTCCTGCCCAATAACCGCGCCCTTCGGGAAAAGCTTATCGTCCGCATACGCCAAATCATTGACCCACCATGTGACACGGCCCACGCCGATTCCATACGGGCTTCCGTCTATTCCGGCCCACTTGTTGCTGTACACTTCAAGCCGACCTGAATTAGCCGCCTCATAATCAACGATGATGCGATGGCATACGCTGTCCGTAATCGTTTTTGTCAGTTTTGCTTCGCCGTCAATCGTTACCACAACCGTCAACGGCTGGTCTTGCGGCAGTGTGATATTCGGAGCAACAGCATAAATGTATGCTTCCAGATACCCGGATTGGCCCTTAAGGTCAACTTCCCAATAAATACCGGATTTTGTCGTATGCGCGGTATAACTCGCACTGAAGTTATAATCGCAGGAACGCTGTGCCATCCTTTGCATCCATTTGCGGTTCTGGTTTACGCTTGTAAATCTATACGTATCGCCTGAAATCGTCCCGCCGTACCATGTAAACGGAGATACGGCATCAACGTCAGACCGGAATCTCGCGATGTATTTGCCGACCTCGCAGTGCTTCGGGTTTTTCTTAAAAAGGTTTTGCGAATACGCCTTGTATCCGTTTTCCGTAAGATGGAGGCCAACCGTGGTAGCCCCGCTGTCATACATAAGGGTGGACAGTGTGCCGTTGCTGACCGCGCTTTCAAGCGGCGGGAAAACCTCAAGCGTACTTCCGGACACATATTTGAAATTGCATACCGTGTAGTTCTCGCCGTCAGCGCACAGCACGCCGCCGACCCAATCAGTACCAACATCCGAAACCGACAGGCCATCAGGAGTGATTGCGCTTGCTGTCAACTGGTTGCTGTTTGCGCTACCGGACACAGTAAGCACAACATTCTTTCCCGTGAATGCCGCCGGGATAACCATCGAACACCACGCAAAATCCGCACTCATTTCCGGGAGAAGGGCTTTTACCGGATGCGACTGCATATAAATCGGCAGGTCTTTGACTATCGCTTTCGGGACGATGTTCCCTTCATCATCCACCGCCATCATTTTCCCGGCGTTGCCGACTCCCTGCGCGGTATCCAGTTTTGTATCGATTTCATCGTAAACTCTGCCCTGCGTATATTCGGTCAATTCCACCGTGACATTTTTGCGCGATGTCATGGTTTTAACCCGCATATACGTTGCCCCGTCGGGAACATCCATGGGCGATTGATTTGTTGATGCGGGAACGGCATAGCTTCTGATGTAACCATCGTTTGCATTATAAAAAACATAACCGCTGTAACCATTGGAGCCAGTATAAAAAACGTTTACTGACGTAACATCAGCCAAAGAAATTTTACGAGAAACTGAATATGTTGGGCTGTCATATATTGTTCCGGCATTCGCTCCCGTTGTGTAAATATCCTTTCCATCGCCGCCGCCATCGCCGCTCGTGTAATCAACAGTTACAGTATTGGTATCAATTGCCCCGATTTCGGTTTCAAAAGCGCTCTTTAAGTCTGTAACATCATCTGCCAAAGCAACTTGAACAGCATCGCTTCCAACCCAATCACCAGCCGCGTGAGCCGCAGTAAAGCGATAGAGTTTCGCTCCAGTCCCGTCACCGTCATACCAGACATACTGTCCGACTGAATACGCCGTTGTAGTGCTAAACACGTTAGAAACACCCGCTTGCGTGGATGTGTCCTGAACGTTGTAAGTGGTTCCGCTGATACTTACTTTGTCAAGGTATGCCATTTGCCATTCCTCCAATCAATTTATCAAGGTATTACAAGAGTTGTTTGGTCAACAGTTATGGTGGCGGCAGCGCCGATGTTTGTTCTCGCCTGTGTTTTCTGCTCGGCACTTAACTCCTGTACTCTATCGTACCTAACTGCCGCGCCGTTGAGGATTTCGTCTACTCGAGTTATAACACCTGTTCCAACGCCAATCGGTTGCCAATACGCAATGTTAGGAGGTGTCTGACCGGATGAATTGACAATCGCCGCATACGAGTATCCATTGTAATAAACAACATCGAGTGGCACATAGGCCGCAGAGCTGCTCCATTCACCCTTCAACACAAAGCCGACTCGGCCCAAATTTGTTGATGCCAAGAGTTATCGCCCCCTTATATCGGTTCAACTACCAGAGTTGTGTTATTTACAGTGATATTCTGGCCTGTTGCTTTGAAGCCAGTATTCACAAAATCATTAGTTTCAGTGTCCCATGAATACCAATATCCATCAACGATCTTCGGATAATGCTTGACATTCTCTTCGGTCTTTTCTACCGCAGAATTCATTTCTCCGATTAGCTGATCAATAACGCCTTGCTGGTTTTCAGACGGTTCTACATCTGTTGGTTTGGCTCTCTGATCTATCGGGATGTTCACCTGATACTCTGTCACCACTCCGCTTTCGCCGGAGTTAAGGACGATCCACGCATAGACCATTGTTCCGGGCTTCAAATACTCGTCCGGGATTGAAACTCCGTTCTCGTTGCCGATCATGGTTTTGCTTGTCCCGTGAAGCGTATTAGAGAAATCCACTCTATACGTGTCAGGCAACGTTAATCCCTTGAATTTCAAGACCATCCCAGAGTTGTATTGATAGATAGCGTTAGTCTGATATAAACGCCCTTTTGAGAAATTGGCTGTTACGACATTTCCCATAAACGTATATCTCCTTTCGCCAAATTCTCATTAAGAGTTTTCAGGTGAATACGAACTGTTTCCTAAGTTGTTCTCAAGAACCACATTTCTATATGTCAGGCTCTGTTCAAACGCTTTAAGCCGCTGATTAATGCACACTTGGAGCATTCTCATGCGTTCTGTTGCGGCTCTCATATAGTTTGCCTCGTTACCAACATCAAAGGATTTGTCTTTGATCTTTGGCTGTTGCAACAGGAAATCATTCGCAAACCTGAACTCCCACACATACTGGACAATCAGCCCAAGAATATCCTTGATGTCATATCCCAATTCCCGAGCGAAATATCCGTCTGTATAAAAGTCAAATGAAAGGCTGTCACCAGCATTCACAAAACCTGACGGAATAGTTATTTCTCCGCTTTCTGGATCATAGTCAGCAGGAACATGCAATTGCACATAACCGCCATATCCATCTTCTGTGGTTTTAATGCAACTGCACACTTCGTATCCTGTAATTTCAGGGTTAATAGTCAAATCATCCGAATCATAGTCTGTCGGAACGGTGTAATCGTAATCATCATATACAGGAGCGGTGAATTTCAGCCATTCCCGTGCTTCCGGGGGGCGATTGAACCGTGGAATTGCATTTATCATGTAAAAGCTCATTTTACGGAAAAAGCGTGCGGTACTAATCGCCATTTCATTTTGCAAACGTGTATCTGCAATTTCCAACATCGCATGATTGCAAATAACGTCAATAAACGTTGTGTTAGCCAAGGTTTAATCGCCCCCAGTCGGAATTAAATATATTAATCGTCTTCACTTTCGTCGGCGGCGTTCATGGCGTGAATAATTTTATAAAAAGCGCCTTTCCTGCGAACATCATCGACGGGTAAATCGGAATAATCTTTTCTTGAGATTTTATTGAGTTTAATAAGTGTATCTCGGCTGAGTTTCAATGTTTTGTTCTCAAACGCCTCGGCACACTTAATAGCAATCATTTTTCTCCAGGATTCATGAAGTTTCGGATAAATAGTCAGAATATCGTCGCCTTGTTCAAGAATCCTGTTATAAACTTGAGGCTCAAGATATTCGCCATCTTGATAATCAAGGCCGTATACTTTTCTTTCTTCATCGGTTAAGCCGTTAATGACGACGAGGTTTCTGCTGTTTAATAGTCCCTGAACCGTGGCAGTTCTAAATTCCCCCATAAAGTCCCGTTTAGGAATCGTAATAGTGGCTTTTTTCCCTGTGATCTGTCCGAACTTGCCGTTAGGGCCAAGAGGGATAGTGTTGCTGTCGTTCACTTCGGCCTGAAAAATCATGGTTACAAATTCCTCAGACGTGGATGCAGTTAAAGGTTTGTTCGCGCTCTCTTCCTGCTTGCTCTTCGCAATAGCTTCCTCGATCATTTTTTGCACTTGTTCAAGCGAAAATACCGGGGCTTTTGCTTCCTCTTCTTTGGGTTCAACTTTGGTTTCTTCTGCTGTTACGATAGGTTCTTCTTTGGTTTCAACTTTCTTGGCTCTACCGCCGCGCTTTTTAGTTTCCTGTTCCTGCATTTTCAAAAACCCCTTTCAGACGATTGCAATTAGTTATTATCCCGAACCGGGCGGGAGATAATCTGTCCCCCGCCCGGTATGAATTAAGTTATTAGTTGCCAGCGATGTTGGTAATGACAGCCAGCTTCGTGCCGAACACGGCCTTGACATCCATGGACGCGGTAACATTCACGTTCAGGGTCATATCAGCGGTTTCATGGGGTTCCATCTCCAGAACGATGGGAGAACCATCTTCAAAACCGATATAAATAGGCGCATAGCCATTTCCGCGGGAAGCGGCGATGTAGGCGGTGTTGTCAGACAGCACCAGATTGCCAGTGGTGTTCTGAGTGCCAGGAACCATGGCGTTCAGCAGTTCAAAGGAACGCACGCCCTGGATAGTGCCCATATAGCCATTGCGCATCCATTCGTCACCCAGCATATAGGTCAGAGCGGCATCCTGCGCAGTGCCAGTGGGCAGCATACGGGCCAGAGTGGGCCTACGACCATACACGATCAGACGATCAACGGGAACATGGTTCGCGGCAGAGACAGCTTCGACAGCCAGATTGAAGTTGTTGCTGTTGAAACCGTTGAACTGGAGATAGCTGGGGGTGAAGAACTGGTCGGAAGCGGCGGCAGTCATAGCGCCATTCCACAGAGCCATGATCTTGCTGTACAGGCCAGCGTAGATCGCGTTCAGCCACAGGCCGAAGTCCGCGTCATTGCCGACCAACTGATACCATTTCGCGGTAGCGGAGCAGCTACGGGGGGAAGGATTCAGGGTGATGGGATAGTCGTACAGAGTGTTCTCAGGCACAGACCGGGAAGCGCCCCAAGAAGAATCCTGGAACAGGAAAATATCGTTGCTGTGAACGGTAATTTCGTAGGTCTGACCGAAGGGCACGTTCACGACCTGGCCCAGTTCGTCCAGAGCGTTGGAAGTAACATAGGGCAGCATGGGCCGCACGATGTCCTGAACGATGCCAGCCAGAGTGCGCAGGAACACCTGATTCTTGTAGTAATCGCGACCATGGCTCAAGAACACCTGATAATCGTCGTTCTTTTCGCGGCCTTCAACGCTATCGGCGCGTTCGGCGCAGAACAGCATGATCTTCTTTTTGACGTTTTCGTTCGTCTTGGCGTAGGTTTCGGCATCCATGGTTTCCGTATACGCCTTGTTGTTGCGAATCTTATTGGTAGTCCGACCATTGGCTTCCTTCATGAGCATACGGCCCAGGCATACCAGACGGCTACGTTCGTCACTCGCGCCAGTAAGCATGGAGGCGGGGACGGAATTCAGAGACAGTTTCATGATTATTCACACTCCTTCTTATTGCTTACAGGCATTAGGCCGCAGTATGCACGCGATGCACCTTGCACAGCACATAGCCGAAGCCGTTATAAGCGCCCTGGGTGAAATTGCCAGTGCCCTTAATTTCCAGATACCAAGTGCCAGTAGCAGTCGGGGCAGAAGCCGCAGGAACCCACTTGCCAGCATTGGTGGTAGCGCCCAGAGTCGCGAATTTGTTGGTGGACACAGCGGCGGTAAAGTTGCCGATGCCAAGCCGGAAGATGTCACCTTCATCCAGACGGGTGTAGGTGCAACGCTGACCAGCAGGAGCAGGGAGGCCCAGGGTGTTAGTGCCGACCTTGTACACGTTGCCAAGGCCATCTTCCAATTCCTGAACGTTGAAAGTGTTGCAAGCATACAGGGCTTCCGCAGTAGCTACGGCGGCAGCAGCCATGTAATAAGCGTTTTCATTTTCAATGCCCGTGTAGCCCTCGTTGGGCAGTTCATCGCCGGGAACCACGATAAAGCCAGCCGCGCAAACAGCGTCAGCCGCAGGAGAACCTTCCTGGAACTTGCCAGTAATGTTCTTAGTCGTATCAAACATATGGTTGCTGACACGAAGTTCAAAAGCAGAATCTTTAATAGCAGCCATTTTATCTCACTCCTTTTTGTTACTGCGCATTAACCCAAGCGAGAAGTTCATCCGTGCTATGCTCTTCGCCGGGGTTTTCGCCTTTTACCAGTTCATTCCAAGAATAGGTCTGGTTCTTCTTGGCCTTGGCTTCGGCATCGAATTCGGCCTGTTTCTGGGCGCACAGCGCTTCCAGTTCCATGCAAGCCATGCGATCACCGCACCATTCGCCATCTTCCATGCACTCGTTAAAGCAGCCTTTTTCAGCGCGTTCACACACTTTATCGGCAAGTTCTTTACCATAGGCGCAACGAGCGTCACGGTCTTTGTTCAGGGCATCCAGACGAGAAAGCACAGCCTTTTTCGCATCAGAAATCCGGCGCTTCTGTTCCTTCTCTTCGGCAACCTTCACTTTTTCCTCAAGTTCAGCGATCTTCTTGGATTTTTCTTCGATGTCGGCATTGGCGGCGATCAGTTTCGCAGAAATGCCATCGATGATGGATTCAACATCTACGTCAACCTTGTTCTCGCTGTCGAACGCAAAGGAAGCATCGACACGCATGGGGAAAATCCTCTCGGGGATAACACCGCTTTTATCCTCTTCATCCTTGAAAACATAACCGTAAGGCGCACCTGTTTCTTCGGAAGCGAGGCAAATGCGCATACCATCGTCAGAAGCTTTAAGCACGGTGTACCCGGCAAACTGCTTCTGGAGATGCGCAATCTGGCGCTTGTTCATACCGTTGTTCACTCCTTTTTTCTTTGTTTCAGTCCTGGGGGTTTCATCCGCTTCTTGCAGCAAACTCGCTGCCCTCAACTTCATGCCCTCCAAATCGTCTCGCACGCTCATAGCTTTGATGCGTGCGCCGGGAATCGCAGGGGGAACGTCATCCCCCAGGATGGTCACACCAAGTCCGGCCCAATTTGTAAATATTTCCACGCCGTTATCAGATTCTTCCATTTCGTAAATCTCTGTCTCAGCCGATACATCCATCGTCCCTGTAACGCGGATTTTCTCGACTGCTTCACGAGCGTAGAAAGAGAAGATTCTGCCCTTGGCGATCATCCACAATTGACCATTGATTTCTTCTGTTCTGAAATCGTCTTTATTGTCTGAAAGCACGCCGATGATTCTTTCTGCTGTGCCATCGACAAACGTGTATTCTTTGCCGCCGTCCGGCAGACGAACTTCACGCATGTTATGTCCGTCACCGATTTTCTGGCCTACATAAGCAATGAGGATCGGCTGGCCCAGAAAAGATAGATAATGCTTGTCCAGATTCCGATAATCCCATTTGTTATTGTTAAGGCCCTCGCGCATGACGCGAATCTCTACGGCAAATTCGTATTTGTTGAGTGCGCGTAGGAAGGTGATCTCTCCGGTTCTTCCCTCGCTCTTTAGCACGTTTTCTTCCATGCCCTACCCACTCTCCTTATGAGAAGAAATAGAAAAAGGCCATGATGTGCTTTTCACACAACATGGCCCTAATTGACCGTTCTCCGGCACTATTTTGCCGAAGCATTAATTGGAATAACTAAACCGGATATTATACTTTCAATCGTATCTTACAAAGCGTTTTATAAAAAGTCAATGTTTTCAACGTTTGCTTATTTTTACTCCCACGGAAGCTGTGTAATCGTTGCAATTGGGAAGTCCTGAACGCTTGTGGCTTGAATGGTCATTTTCCCTGTCTGCCCTATCGGTCTTGTAAATCCATTGACTAAATGGCGCTCAATTGGAGAACCTGGCTTGTCCTCTCTTGTGATCGTCACAAGCTGATTCTCTTGTATATGGAACAACTGAGAGCATTCGATAGATACAGACTTATGAAGGATCGTCTGCCTTTTGAGTTTGAATACAGCCAAGTCCTCACATTGCCGTCTGCTTGCGTACCCTGCCGCTGTTTCACGGTAAGTCTTTTTCCCAATGAGGTTTACATTGGTATCGCTCGAAAGGTCGTAGTTAGTGGCCCTGCCGGACACATTCTTGTATTCATCCAACGCTTCCCCGGTAATGATTACATCGTTGAATACATCAGAATTCTTAGAAGTATACGTGGCTCCAAGAAATGTAATTTCGCTCGGGCTGAAATTCCACATAATAGGCTTTGTGGTGTCCAATATATCGTCCTGGCTCGGATCGAGCCGTAGTCTGCCCTCTGCGTCATACCCAATCCATCCGGCAAGAATCTTGTTCATCTCAAGTATAATATCCGCATAACTGCCTGTATCACTGTCGCACCTGAAATCATACGGCATAAGTAAGTCGCTTATGCGTTCACCGCTTGGCAAAAGCGATGTTTGGCTGTTGTAGTATTCGGTAAATATCGGCCTTACGTTATCAACCACTTGCCCATTCCCGGTGGGAAGATCGAGCAACGATTGAATGGCTGTAAATATATTGTTTCCTTTAGTAACCTCATAAATACCATCCAGCCGTCCAAACAGCGTACCATCCAGATAAGACCATTTGTCGTTTAGATTGAGTTTAACCGTGCGATTAGTCGGGGTGAAAGTTTCTTCCGGGTTCACGATATAAAAAACGCCTTGAGGGAGTAAGTATTCAGCGCCGTTTGGGAGAATCATCCCTTCCATCAGTCTGATTCGCTGTCCGAACCATAGATTGTTTACGTTATAATCAAACTGATTGTCAACGTTGTCGAGCGTTACCGTTGCCACCCTCCTTCTCCCATTTTGAAGGTTGACCGTCAGGCTTCCTTCTTGGATAAAGGCTTTGCTCTTGCTGTTTGATCCTAAATTATCCAAGGCAAAAGCAACAGTATTATCAGGCTGTAAAAACTCAAGCCTCGCCACTTTCACAAATGGTTGCCTTAACGCCCGGTAATAGTCGAATTCAGACACGTTTTCTCACCGCCTTTTACGCTTCCTCGCCAGTTAATAGAATGATGTCTCTCTGCTGGCTCAAGTAGTAATCGTTGGCATTGTAAGCGCCGGGATTATAAACGTAGAAATCCCCGTTATATACGCCAAAGTCAGTATTGCTATTGTAGATAGGAGAATACACCATAACCACTTCCCCAGTAAATACATCGACGTAGAAATACGGAAGCCCGGTAAATACGTCTGTTCCGGGGATAGAAGATTCGATGATAGAAACGTTATCCGCGTCTGCCACTTCGACCCAAGGCAATGTGATTTTCGCTGGTAGCGCAACGTATTTCTCGCCAATCGTCATCTGTATAGGCGCAGAAGTTTCCACTTGGAACAACTCGCCTTTTCTGGTTTTCAGGAACTTTGTAAGTTTGGAAGTGGATACTTCGTACAGTTCCTTCATCAAATCGGTTGAGTCTACATATTTGTCATTTTCAACTCTGCCAATTAATCCGGTAAGGCTACCGCTCCTGTAATTTGCATTCACTCTCTGATACACAGGGTATTGGGTGAAGTTTTGAAGCGTGGACGGCGTGTTGTTATTGCTCATAGCACCGTTTGAAGAGTCCAGGGCAAACACAAAATGCTTTTTGACTATATAATCTCCAATAGCATTCTGCTCACAACACAAAAGATGATAGTGCATAAACAGAGGGGTAAGTTTCTTTGTCTGCGGCAGTAATTCGGTGAAGTATTCAGAAATAATTCCGTTGAAATCCCTTCTGAACTCACTAAAAATGTAATATTCGTAACCTTTGCCAGACACTACGCCATAGTCGTATATCGTTTGATTTGAGATCGGAATTCTTGTTATCTTCTTTAATTGAGGGCCGCTGTCTGTTCTGCGGTAAATACCGTAACCGATCAAGTAATCAGGACTCATGCCCGTTCTCGCAAGGTATCCAGCGTTCAATGATCTATTGGCAAACGCTATCAAGAACAGAACTGTATCGCTGTCCATGTGTCCCGTCTCGTTCCCGGGTATTATGGTGTTTTGCAAAATGTCATATGTATCTTCATCACCTGTATAATTGTCCACTTCAACGAAGGTAAAACGGTTTGTGCCATGAATTGTAATTGTGTTGATGATACCAGTCTGCCAAGGCTTAATCGCAGAACTCGCAATATACTTCCCGCTGTTATAACGGCAAGTATACATTGCTTTCGGCGTTATTACCATCGTAACATCGTCACCGTTTACAATCGTGGAATTCACCTCTGCAATAGTTTCTCCGTCTTTCTCAAGGCAAACGTTAGAGCCTTTGGTATAAACGGAGAAATATCCATCGTCTGTCGTAAAATCGATTACATACGTCTTTACGTTCTCAATACTTAGTGGATTCATGTTAAGAGTTATATAGTATTGGGGGCTGATATTCAGATATTCAGTCGGTATTCTTCCCCATGTAACTGTGCTTTCTTCTGTCTGTAGATATAACTGATATGTGCCGTATTTAGACGTATATCGATTGTTTTGGACGAAAGAATAACTCCCGCTTCCTCTGCCGTATGAGTAAAGGTTGCTTGCTGTTTTGATCTCCAAAGCGCCCCTTGAGCAATCTACGCACGCTGTAAGCGGTTTGAAAGTGCTAAAGTAATAGTAGTCGTAGTTTACAGAAAACTCGATCCAGTTAGTGCTTACCTCCACGCCGCTTTCAGAAGCCGCCATAAGCCTGATAGCATACTTATCGCCCCACACAAACCCGTCAAACGTGCATCGTATATCTCCTGAACCGTATACATGCCCGGTGTCAAGCAGGATTTCACCTTCGTTATTTCTGCTTACAATCTGCCACCTGTACCATTGGATGGCATCGCCTTCAAGTTGGCTGTAATACCCAATAAAAGTATATGTTCGCTGCGGAATTATACGCCCGGAAGTAACGTTAGATATGTATAACGTGGGCTTGGTACGGGCCATGAAGAAGCTTGCGCTCGATTGCGTCACATAATCATTCGCACCGCTCCCCCACCATTGCGTGAGTACCATTTTATAGCCAGGAGCATACCCGTTCGTAATTTGAGCGCTTGACAATTGCGCCGCTGTCAGCGAAGTTTTGAAGCGAACGGGATTCCCTTGAGAATCCGTTCCGTAGAACGGTGTTGCCAAGTATACTTTGTGAGAATCGTACTTGACGGGGGAAGTGGACAAGTTCTGCATGATAACATACTGATATGCTACCATGCCCGAACTGCCGTTCACTTGCCAGCTAATTTCCATCCCTTGGTCAGCATCGATGACCCCTTTGCCGGGGCCACTTAATGTATCAGGGAGAACGTTGGTCGGTTGAAACAATCCCATATCTGCATTTCCTCCTTTTTTATCCTTATCGTACAGTTACGGTGTTGGTATATACGCCAAGTTTGGACAGCACACCACTAAGACTGTTATTGTTTGCTTCTTCCCTGCCGATCTTTACGCCGTTCACGTAGTAATTGTTATTGGTAACAGAACCTACAGCGCCGCCAACAACTCCGTATCTTCCCCGTATTGTCCCGTTAGCTACACCGCCCGTCAGCGTTCCCATAGTTACGCCCGGAAGAACCCCCGCTCCGGCCTGACTAATCAGGTCTGCGATAGAACCTTCACCCGGCATAATGGGATTTCCGTTTGTAGCACGCTGAATAGCATATAACGCTTCGTTGTACTGGGTTTCTATACCCTTACCGTTGATTAACTGGCTAATCAAATAGTTCTGCACAGCGTTAGCGCCAGTCGCTTCCTGCGGTGATCCGGTGGAAATTACGGCTTGGATCAAAGAAGATAACGTGCCTGTCGGGGTTTGCACTGCCGTCTTAATGTCTTCCCAAGCTTCGGAAAGCTTATTGAAGTCGGCTTTCATTGCTCTAATCTTTTCATTGAAAGCGGTTTCTTCTTCAAAATCTTCCAGCGATTCTTTGGCAGACTTGAGGCTTTCTTGGGCAGATTTTACGTTTCGGGCATCAGCTTGCCAATGCCACTTTCCATCTTCGCCAAGGTATCTGACGGTACGATTGTTGAGGGCATCTGCTAAATCGGCCTGTGCTTTGGCAACTGCTTCCTGCTTTTTCTCAAGTTCATTCTGCTGTTTAGCAGCATCCCTCGCGTCTTGCAGTTCTTGGATTTGCTTGTCTAAGGTCTTATTTATCTGGTTGAGAATGAAGTCCATCATAGTCGTTAAGTTCGACCATGCTTTGTCCTTTTCTTCATCCTCCTTAGACGAATCTTTCTTTCCCCTATTGCTGTCCCCGCCGTTGCCGGAATTGTTGGAATCGCCCTTGTTGGAATTATCTCCTGATTTGTCTTTATTGGTTTCTGAGTACAGTTTTGCGCCGCCAGCCAGATTGATTGATCCAAACGAGAAAGTACCGTCAGCATAAGCCGGAACACCGTTCCCGGAGAAGATGCTTCTCGTTTCGGATGCTGTGAATACTTTGGCATGGGGTTGCAAGTTGACGAGCGTAGGTCTGCCGCCGCCAGCGATGAATGCACGCCCGTTATTAATCAGCAGTTCAGGGCCATCGCCGTCGTTGACCAGGGAAATCCCGCCAGGGTGGTCGCGAGTGCCAGTAGCAAATGTCCCGCTTAAACCCGAATGTTCTGTCCCGGCATCAGAATAAAAAACGTCAATTTTAGTTTGCCTATCTCGTGCAAGATTGTTAAGTTCCGATTCAACGCTTGAAACGTTACTGGCTTGGGCTGTTATTGTTGCCGTTCTGGATTTTTTCGCAACTGCGTTTAGGTCGCTATCAGCCTTTTTCGTTTCTGCTTCTGCTTTCAGCTTTATATTTTCTCTTTGCTTATTTATTAATGCGGTAATATCTTCATCTGCTTGAGTACCGTCTGCCGCAAGCGTTAGTTCTATTGCGTCAAGTTCTTCTGAAGAGTTGGTACTCTCAATAATTGCTCTGATCGATTCTTTTAACGCCGCTTCTGCGCCCTCGGCTAAACCTACCTCAATTGTCCCGGCTTTCTTTTTATTCTCAATATTCTGTAAACTTTGAGCAAGCCCACCCACCAAGGAAGCAGCCATTTTCGTGTCGGAGGATGCTCCTACATTAACCTCTACATTGTAAGCTTCTTTTAACGAATTCAATTCTCCCAGGATAGCCGCTATGCTCGGATCGATCTGCCCTGTTATTTGCGAAGAACCGATCTCTTTCAGCACATTTTGAACCTGAGTTAGTGTATCTAAGTAAGCTTCTGCGTTGACTTGCGCTTCTGTCAAATCAGGAGCGGTAGGTTCGGCTTCTTCTGTTTCTTCCGGCGCGGTTTCTTCTATTTTTTCGTTGGATTCGGTGATGCTGTCAGCGGCTTGGGAAATCTGTTCTCCGGCTTGCTCGGCGGCTTCGCCAACCTTTTCCACTTCGGAAGATAATTGTTCCGCGCTTTCGCTGGCTTTATCGGCAGCTTCGCTCACTTGCTCGTCCGCTTGGTCTTTCTTGTCCTCAACGGCCTTTACTGCGGCATCAGTAGCTTCGCCTTTGGTGTCGTACTGGTCTAAGGCGTTTAAAGCATTAACAAAGCTTTCCACCAGAATTCCGCCCCAGGCTTGGCTCAAATTCTGCATATCAGCATAACTAAGATCGGGAATGAAGGGGTTGCCGTTTTTATCTGTAAGTTGCTCCGCTGTCCACAGTCCGGATTGACGCATCAGTTCATACGCGCCATAACCTTCAATTTTGTTTCCTGCGGTATCGCGGTAATCGCCGTAGAGAATCTTGTACGCTTCGAGTCTTGAGCCAGCAGCGCCATTGGCATTCATAGCCGCCATTACGCCTTCGTATGTTCCTCCGGCAGCATTGTATACCTCGTCACCCAGCATCATTCTGGCGGCGGCATACATAGCTGTGCTGTTTACGCGGCCCTCTTTGATTTCTTTCTCGAATGTCTCAAAAGCAGACTTATAATCGTTGAAACCGTCTGCCTTTGTCGTTTTCATCGCATCGTCAAACTGCTTCTTGGCATCTGTAGCTTTCTTGATAGATTCCGCAAGAGCATCAAAGGATTCAGCGGCGCTTTCTGCGCCCTCTCCAACATTGGATTCCTCTGTTTCGGAAGCAGATTCATTATATTCATTTAATGATTCTTGCAGACCGTCCATCAGTTCTTGCCACGCCCTCACGGGATCGGCGGCATCCCTAACGCCAGTTACAAATTTTTGCAGTGCCGTGTATACGCCGCTAAATTCTTCACCGATGGACTTAATACCATTTCCGGCTTCTTCACCAGTCAAAGTATAATTGCCGAAAATTTTCAGCATTGTCTCTGAATCTTTTAGGAACTGGATTATCTCTGCCGGATCGTTTTCGGGCTTTGTAAATTCCAACTGAGGCATACCGTAATAAGCATTTTCAGCAAGCCTAAAATAGTTAGTTTCTAATAAAATCTGTTGTTTTAACCAATCTAACGTTTCAACTTTTGTTGCATCCGGGAATCTGATCCCGGTATCGCTTCCAAAGTTGAAAAATCCATTTAGATCGCTTTCTCCAAACGCCGCAACTGCCATAGAGCGCGATGTTTGTGCTTGCTCGAGCATTTGCTTTTTCTGCTCGGCTGATATTTCTGCTAACTTAGCTTTTTGTTCTTCATATTTACCATTAACAAGGTCAATCTGTCCGGCTTGTTCGCCAACCAGACTATTAAGCTGGCTTTGAAGAGATTGTAATTCTTCTAATTCGCCCTTCTCGGCTTGAATTCCGTCGGATGCGATTTGATCATATTTTTGTTTAATTTCTTCTATGTTTTTGAATTTTTCTACGCTTTCCGTTGTTTCTTGGACAGCTTTCATCGCTGCTTCTTGAACTTCTTTGATGTGATTCTCATATGAAGATTTCCAGTATCCGATAGCGGCAATTCCAGCGCCGATAGCTGTAGTGGCTATATTAAATCCACCAAATGCTTTGTTTTGCGAAAGATTAGAAAGCCCAGCAGAAAGCGATTTGAGCGCTGTATATGCCCCTGTTGCCATAGTGGCAAGATTTCCTAAACTTCCTGCGAACTCAAGAGCCTGTGTGCCGCCATCAATAAGGTTCTTAATGAATCCTTCATTGATGCTCTCATTCACCATTTGTACCCAAGTGGTTTTTAACTGTTCCGTTTTAACAGTCCAGCTATCCAGCATCGCTTGATATTCTCTCTCTGCGCTACCAGCAGAGTTTTGTATTTTCTCAAGCATCGGCTCATAAAGGGTTTCCCAGTTCATGATCAATGCCGCAAAAGCATTATAATAGCGCTGACCAGCAACGGATTTACCGATTTCAAACAGATCAGTTTCTAACAGTTTGCCTTCCTTGAACGACTTGGCAAGAGCCGCAATGGCTTGCATGGGGTTGATTAACTTACCAGCTTTTTGCGCGGCCTTAATGCTATCATCGCCATATTTATTAAGCGCGTCAGACAGACTTTCGATATTTTCTTCTGTAACAGTAACGCCCTCTTCAATCTCGGTGGATGTATCTTTTAATACATTGAGGAAAATAGACCTCAACGCACGGGCCATTTCACCGCCTGATCTTTGAGTGGCGGCGGTCATTGTACCAAGAGCCGCAACCAATTCCTCAATAGGCACTCCGGCTTGTCCACCCAAGGACGCTACGAGCGTCATGCCCTCGGAAATCTTCTCAATACTCGTGGCGAAATTATTGTCTACCTCATTGGCGGCATCAAGTACATGAGTTAGTTTCTCAATACTTCCGTGGTATTGGTATCCAGCGTCAACAGCCAGCAGGAACTTGCTTGCCGCTTCTGCGGTCATATCACCTACCAACTGTGTCTGTGTGGCAAGTTCTGCCATGGCAACACTATTTTCGCCATAGCCAGCCCGTGCCATTTCGCTGGCAGACGCAAGGAAATCGCTGGGGGATTGTCCGTATTTCTTAGCTGTAT